TCGATACTGATCGTCAAGGTGATATTGTACCAGCTACAGTATGGTCAAAAGGTATACAAAATTACTTGAAAAATCCAGTAATTTTGGCTTATCATGATCATAGTGAGCCTGTTGGTAGGATGGTAGATCATAGAGTTGACAGTAAGGGTTTGTGGATTAAAGCACGAATTTCTGCAGCGGCAGGTGAAGTGTTTAATCTTATCAAAGATGGTGTACTTACTGCTTTTAGTATAGGTTTTCGTATCGCTGATGCGGAATATAATGCAGCCAGTGAGCTGTTTGTTGTAAAAGATCTGGAACTACATGAGATTTCAGTAGTGTCCGTGCCTGCAAATCAAAACACATTATTTAGTTTGTCTAAGTCGTTTAATACTGACGAAGAACTTAAATCTTTCAAACTGCAATTTGCGCCCAAGTTGGAATCAGCTAAAGGGCTAGAGTCCCCTGTGGAAGCAAATAGCGACACTACAAAGGAATGGAAAATGGATCCTAAAGATATTGAAAAATTGGTGGCTGAAGCTGCCGAAAAAGCTGCTCAACTAGCAGCAAAACAATTTACTGATGCTCAAGAAAAAGCTTTGGCTGAAAAAGCTGCTGCTGAAAAAGCCACTGCTGAACTTGACGCTAAAGTTAAAGCCGCTATTGCTAGCGTTCAAACAGTAGATACCGGCGCTGAGCGCCTATTGGCCGAAGTTGAAAAGCGTTTTGCTGCTGAACAAGAAAGCCAGAAAAGCGCAATTGCTGGTCTAGAGTCGGCTCTTAAAGAGAAAGCTCAAGAACTAGAAGCTATTCAAAAATCGCGCATGCAATTCTTGGATGCCAAGAACGAAATGCCTTACAGCGACAAAGAAAAAGCCGTTCTGTTAGCAAAAATGTCAAACAAGGGTCTTGGAGACACCAAGTTTGGTCGTGAAATGATTGAAAAGTACGCTGGTTCGGGTCAAAGCCCACATGTACCTTCAGCTACTTGGGAACTTGAAGTTAGCTTTAACATGGAAGCTGAGATTCGTCGTCGTCTAGTGGTTGCTCCACTATTCCGCAATATTCAAATGCAGACCAACGTTATGCGTATTCCTATCAATCCAGAAGCAGGTATGGCTCAATGGATTGATAACACTAGCTTTGGTGCTTATCCTGCTAACGTTTCGGCAGCTAGCGCAGGTGCAAGTGCTGGTAATACAGCTATTCACGCTCTTAAAGAAGTTACTCTTAGTGCATACAAAGTGGCTACTAACGAGTACACTGCTTACGAAGAAGAGGAAGATAGTCTTATCGCTATTATGCCTGTGATTCGTGACGGTATGATTCGTCGTGTTGCTCGCGCAGTTGACAAAGCTCTGCTACGTGGTGCTGGTGGTACAGGCGATCCAATTAGTGGTTTGTCGCTATTGGCTTTCCCAAGCAGCTCAACTGCATACACAACTAACGCTAACCTAGCAACAGGTGCTAACGTTGCTACACTACGCACAATGCGTAAGAAACTAGGTGTTTGGGGTCTTGATCCTGCAGATGTAGTTTATATTGTTAATACAGCAACGTACTACAATTTGCTTGATGATCCTGTTTTCCAAACAATGAACCAAGTCGGTCCTTCAGCTACGTTGCTAACGGGTCAGATTGGTCAAATTGGTAACAGTCCAGTTCTAGTTTCTGGTGAACTAGATGGTGCCACAACTACAGCCGGTACAGATTTTGCATCTACTGCTGGTATTGTTTTAGCTCCAGGTAATTTCCTTATTGGTAGTCAGCGTGGCTTGCGTATTGATACGCAAGAGCTTGTGGAAACACAACGTCGCGTTATGGTTGCTAGTTTGCGTACTGGTTTTGTACAAGTTACAAACAATGCTAACTACGGCCCTGGCGTTTCGCGTTTGGTTGTTAATTGATTTTTTAATCAATCTAAGACAGGGCTTTCGAGCCCTGTCTTTTACATGGGCTTTAAGGAGTCTATGTAAAAGACACAGGGGAAAAATATGGCATTAAATTTAATTACATTAGCTGAATATAAAACTTATGCCGGAATTAAGAGTACCAACTACGACAGAGAGATTGCTGGATTAATTCCCCGCGTAAGTGAACTAGTAAAAAAGTACTGTAACAAAACTTTTGTAGACTATGTGGATGCCGATAAAGTCGAATACTTTAATGGTGCAACTAGCTATAATGGTGCAGGTCAGTCGAAATTTATTTTGCAAGAAAGCCCAGTTATTAGTGTTAGCGAAGTCGCACTTAGCACAGACTATGGTCAAACCTATACTGCACTACCACAATTCGTAAACTGGGTACAAGACGGCGACGAAGTTTTGTCTATTGGTTCACAAGGATTTATTAAGTACATTCGCGGATACCGTGTTAGTTATCGTGCTGGATATGATGATGTACCTAATGATGTTGCACTAGCAATTATGGATTTAGTAAGTTACTATCGTCAAAATGACGCTAGTATTCACAGTACCAAAGCACCGGGCACTAATAGTGTGCAAATTGAATATATTTCAACTACTACACTGCCAGCACATATTCGACGTGTACTAGATCTGTACAAGGCTGATTATACATGAGTATTCAGGCCTTTACTACGGTTGTTCAAGATAAAATATACAAAGACTGGCTATCAAAACTAGATAGAAATATTATTTTACAAGCTAGTGCAGATTTACGTGCAGGCGAGCAAGTTGCAGCAAAAACTAGTTTTTATGTAACAAAAAATCAAATTCGTAGTATATATGAAACAATAACTGGTGAACAACTTAGTGACTCAGCAGCCGATATTTTTATAGATGAGTTATACCTACAAAATCAATCGCCCGGCGGACTTAATCCACAACGAATAAGACTTGCTAACGATAATGGTGTTTTATTTCAATCAATAGGTTGGGATACTATTACTAAACTTATGGACCCTATATTTAAAAATGACAACAAAGTCAAAGAAAAATATAAGGAAATCAGAGATACTTATGAAGAATCTGAGTTAACTAAAGTACGTGCAACTGCTAAATATAAAACTGCTTCATTAAGCGAAAAAAAGTTAATGGAAGCAGATATACGGGCTGAGGCTAAACGTCGCGGAACTTTTGGATATTTTGTAAATAAAGGTCACGTAGTTAGTGTGGCTACTAATCTTGTGGTAAAGTTTAAAGACGAAATAAACTCTACGCAAAGACTTAATCAAGATCAAAAGAATAGTTTACTAGAAGTTTTAGATAAGTATATTGCTAAGTTAGTAGCAGACGATATTGCTAGTGCTAATCTAAAAGGCATAGATCAAAGTATTTATGCTAATTATATTAAAAGCACATATGGTGATGGCACCGCACAATATTTAGCAGAATTTCAATTTAGATTAGATAATCAAGCCTCTGGATCTGCTAGTGCTGCTGTTTTAAATGAGATTAATAAAGTTTTTGGATTGAGTACTGAAGATGCTGCAAATATTCTTCAAAAATCACCTAGTCTAGGTCAAGCACTATTAACAAGTCCAGGATCTCCTAGTTTTATTCAAATGATCAGCGATAACCTAGCTAGTCTTATTGAAACTGGCAAAGGCAAGGCAAAAAGTTATAAAATAAAGCCTACTGAGATTGCTAAAAAGTCTACTAAAGTTAGTAGTAAGAATAATAAAAAAACAATAGCAGAACTTAAAAAGATGCGTAGTGAAATACAAGCTGCGCCAACTACTTCTACTAAAATTCAACCAGTAAATATAGAGCCCGGTACTGATTTAACATCATTATTAGCACTATTTAATGGTAAACTACGTGAAGCTATTGTTAGAAATATGGGTACTGGTACAAGTACTAATGTGCTAAACTACAGAACCGGTAGATTTGCAGACAGTGCAAAAATTCAACGATTAACTGAAAGCCGTCAAGGTATGATTACCGCTTTTTATAGCTATATGCGTAATCCGTACGGAACTTTTAGTACTGGTGGTGCTCAAGAAAATCCTAAGAGCAGAGACCCCAAGTTATTGATAGCTAAATCAATCAGGGATATTGCAGCAGAAAACATAAAGAATAGATTAAGGGCAGTAAATGTATGAGTAAGCGAACTAGTATTGTAAAAGCCCTTGTGCAACAGCTTAACAAGATTAATGGTCAACAACCTTATCAAGTTAACTTGTTTAAAAATTGTTATGCTAAACTAAAGTTTTGGGATGAAGTAAAAGACTTTCCAAGTATATTTGTTACTCCCACTAACGAAATTCGAGAATATCATCCTGCTGACTTTAAGTGGGGATTTTTAACACTATGCATCAGAGTTTATTGCCACGGCGAAAACAGCAGTGAACAATTAGAGAAACTACTAGAAGATGTTGAAACTTGTATTGACGCTAATAACCGATTAATTTACAATACTACAACCGGATATGAAACGACTGATATGTTAATTCAGTCGATTACAACTGATGAGGGGCTATTAGCGCCTTATGCAATTGGAGAAATTATCTTACAAGTCCGTTATCAGATTATGTAAGCAACCATGCGGATAGTGCTAGCAACAGATAAAAGTCTAGTTAATGCACTTAGGCATTAAATAAAAAGGAATGAGAGATGTCATTTAATTTAATTCGTAATAGTCGGATGTTTTTCACGACTAATGTGGATGCATCGAGCGGGGTGGTAGCCTCCAGCGGATTCACATCAAGCAATACATATGAAATCCAAGTTCTAGATGGCTTCAGCTTTAGTCAAAATACAACGGCTGATGTGGTTACTCTAAATGAAGCTGGTGCAACGCCTGTTCGCGGTCAACGTAGTTTTAACACGGCACTTGATCCAGTAGATTTTACATTTAGTACTTATATTCGTCCTGCTGATTCTAGCACTGCTGCTGGTGGTTTTAATAGTGGGATTCTTACAGTTCCAGGACCTTCTGCTATTACTGCAAACGTTGCAAACGTTACAGTAGCGTTTAGCGTAAAAGATAGTGCAGCTAACATAGTTGCCAATGTTTCGTCAAAAGTAATTAACTATACACTAAGTCGTGCTGGTACTGCAAATGCTGCTTCAAGTACTGCTAGTTTTTTTGCAATTACTAACGGTCCTACAGTAGTTAGCAAAGCCGTTACAACAGGCGCTCTGCCTGCTACACTACCAACATTGACTACTAGCACAGTTAATATTTTAAGTCCTGTGTATCAATGGGCTGTTCAAACTAATAGTACAGGCGCTTTTGCAAATATTAGTGGTGCTACAAGCAGTACTTACCTAATTAATAGTACTGGTCCAGAATATTTAGCTGGTGCTGCTACTGGTGCTAACGTTAATACATATCGTTGTATTGTAAATGGTACAGTTAATGGTGCAGCAGGTGTAGTTACTGACGATATTGAAGTGCCCGTTGTACAGGCAGTTGCTAGTGGTCCTGGTGCAATTGTAGTAGCTTCAAGTAGTTTGAATAAATCACTAAAAGCCGCAAACGGTTCAGCATTTACAGACGTAGACTTTACTACAGGTAGTGTTGGTATTAGTGTTTATGAAGGTGCTAATATTGTACCATTTGACGGTGTTGGCACCGCCATTACTACTAGTACATTTAAAGTAAACTATACTCCAGCTCCTAGTAATGCTACAATTAGTACAGGTACTAGTGTTGTTACAGCTGAAGAAGCTGTACTCTGGAATGCGCTAATGAGCACAACTAATATTGGTACTGCTACTTCTGGTTGGACAGAGACTTATCAATATGCAAAATTAGTTGCAGATTATTCGCAGGCTCACCAGCTACAAAAATTCGGTGTAATTATTGTACTAGACTCTAGCAGCTTTATTATTGATAACTGTGCACTAGATAGTGCTACAATTGACTTTGGTCTTGACGCAATTGCAACAATTGCTTGGGCTGGAAAGGGTACTAAGCTACGTCAATTGCCTGGACTAACAGCTACTGCTGGTGCAACAGTTAGTTTTGGTACTGGTTTAAGTGGTACAGCCAAAGGTAAAAACTTCCAGGCACCTTATATTGCTAATAAATTGAGCACTATGAGCGTTAAGGGCGGTATTAATGGTAGTGGTACAGTTTATAACGTAGCCTTAACAGGCGGTCAAATGGTTATTAGTAATAATATTACCTACTTGACACCTGCTAACTTAGGTATCGTTAACCAACCTATTACTTATTTTACGGGTACACGTAGTATTACT